TCAATATAACTCAGGGCATCGGGTAGATCGTCATGTACGCCATTGGCAGGAAACATCAAGAGTTGATCGGTAAATACATCCCAATCTTCTTCAGAGTTCAGCACAATTCGCCCATGCTCAAACCGCCCTTGGAGGCTCCAGATAATCCTGTCAGCCTTTTTCCTGTTGCCATGCGTTAGGTCAACTATGTGCGAATATACATTATTTTTCCGCATCAAGTCACTGAGATAGGGCAAAACAGCGTTTTTCAGTGCCCCACGCTCAATTCCTACCGAAATTGGCCTGTAATCCCGCATTTTCATCAAGATTTTAGCGGCAGTCTCCCGAATGTCCCACCTCCCGTGGTCAATCTCTTTGACAAACCACTTGCCATCATCAGTGACTTTGACCACCGCAATAGCCGATTCATCTAGCCTTTTCTTCGTGTTAGCAGCTTGTTTAGCCACTTCTTCAAACCCTGCCAAGTCGATTGCAATGAAGTAACTACCATACTCAGGTTCCACGCCATATTTGATCCATTCCTCTCTAAAAACATCGCTTCCAGCATTGTCAAACGATGCCATGTATTCCTGCTTGAAGGCAAAAGAACTCAGGGTTTTTTTGGCAGCTTCAATCTCCCCTGGGTCTATCAATGGGTTGTCTTTGGTGGTGAAATGCCAGGATTTCCAATCAGGGTCATCATCGGTCTGCCCTAGTTTGAACAGGTCATAGAACCAGTTGCGCCCCTTTGGAGTGCCGATGAATATGGCTCTGCCCTTTTTGTCTGACAAAGAAGCCCTGATAACTTGTTCCCAGGCTTCAGGCTTAATGTCCGCAACCTCGTCTAGTACCGCATAGGTCAAAGATACACCACGCAAGGTATCAGGTCTATCAGCACCACGAACATAAATCTTTGCGCCATTGATGGTGGTTATATCCATGTTGTTGATGTGGCTCGACTGAATCACATCACGCCCAATCTCCATCAAAACATCCCAGATAATTTGCCGCGCCTGTCCATTGGTGGGAGCCACATATAGAACTGCACTTCCTGCTGGGCAACGCAATGCTTCGATGATGAGTGTGGTTGCCGCTAGTCTTGACTTCCCACAACGCCTACCAGCCGCCACAACCTTAAACCTTGTTTTGTCAGCAAAGACAGTCTGTTGCCAAGGCAGGAGCGCAAAGTTAAGGTCAGACATTTTTGGGTTCTATATCTTCAGCTTCTACTGTATTGTCACCAATGGTCACGCCACCAATGCCACTGATTGTGATGTTGACAGCAGAACGCTGTTTGCCTTCTTTCTCAAACAAGCTGACAGGAAGCATCCTATCCATACACAGTTTGAGCATAGCGGCTTGGGCAGGGTGTTCGTCATTCATGGCAATCTCAATTGCTTTGTGAACAACATTGGAACCTGCACTGTTTATCAGGAGGTCTTTGAGTTCTTTGATGCGCTGAACTTCAGTCTTGGGTAGAAGTGCAGTTGGCCTATCGGCATAGGTAGTCATGGTGAACTTCTTGTTCACAGACCCCTTGGGCCGCCCTTTTTTCTTCAGGTTGTTTGGCAGTGCATCAATCACATTCATACTTTACCCAGTTAAGGAAGTAGTATAGGTTGTTGGTGGCCCTAAGCGGCTCCAGGCGCTGGTACATCCTAACGGGCAAGCCCTCTCACTGTGCTTAAGTACCTTGCTTTCACCAACACGGCTGGGGACTGAGAAGCCTGCACAGTGCAAGGCGGGAATTACCCGTTTTGACTTTCCCTCGCACCCTCGGAATCGAACCAAGCAGTCCCCATGCGTCTTGGCGCTCGAAATGTAACTTACTTTGTTTTGTTTGACAAGTGGGGTAAACCCTTATACAATCTCACCATCTGTTCGCGCCAGATCAAGCCTTTTAGAAGTGGTACAGCCCTGGGGATACTCAGGGGCGCGACTGTATCACCCCTAAAGGGCTTTTTTCATGGAAATCGAACTTACGCCAGAAGAACAAGCAACGAAACGCAGGATCACAAACCTTAAGGTGGCAATCCACCATTGGAAAGGCAGTATTTCAGACGCTGCGCTTGGTTTGGCAGTGGAGAAGAAAGGTCTTACAAATCAACTGTCTATTAGAAAACAAAAGCGCAAGGAACGAAAGAAGGCTCAAAAGACTTTAAATTCGTTTGACAAGGGTTTTCTTTTCTAATACATTGTCAACAAATGGGTGTCGGTACAGCTACCCGACTCAACAGAGGGCGAACCTGCAAACCCCTGTTATGACCGCAGAGAAGCTAAGTAGAGAACTTAGAGTAAGCCTAGAAGTAGGCTCTCCCTGTGGCAGACACCCAAGCAGCTATCTGCTAACTTTTTAAGCACCTGACATACCTCGGGTAGCCACTCCGTGCCCAAATGAAACTTGTCATCCAGCTAAAGACAAGACTACCCTAAGCCCAAGCTAACTCCTTTCCTTACCAAAGTCCAAGGTAAACCTAGGTAAAAAAGGTAAATTGGCTTTTGGTGTACGGGGGGAGCACCACAAAATTCTCTCACCACCAACCACCCCCTCCCCCCCCTACAATGTTGCACCACTACAACACAGGGTAAACCCTTAAGGGTAAACGAGTAAGGGAAAACCCTAATAGGGTAAGTCCTAATGTGGAAAACCCTGAGAGTTAATTAACCGACCGGTCGGTCGGGTTATGCATAAATTGCATAATTACTTTTAGTTGTAAGGCTTAGATAAAAAAGTCATAAGCACCATCTTTGGGGTACTTGCAAAACTAATCAACCTACCTAACCAAATCTCTCGATAGTCAATCCCTAACAACATCAAGCCATTGATAGATTTATCCTATTTAGTACATTATGCTTCATAGGGAAAGTACTAATATAAATAATGGGTGGAATTAGGGTTTGTCCCTATATCAATCCCTGGCTGGGCGCGTTATATTTACATCACTAGGCAAGCAAACCTAGTGATTCAATCAATCTTTTTAATAGGTGTCACATGAATATTCTCAAATTGAACTATTTCACCGATCCGGGCCATGGCTGGGTGTCGATCAAGCGTAAAACCTTGATTGATTTAGGGATCGACAATCAAATAAGCACTTACTCTTATATGCGCGGATCAAGCGCCTATCTTGAAGAGGATTGTGATTTAGGTTTACTTTATCGCGTTTGTGATTCTAAGGGGATCAAAATCGACCTAGTGGCAAAACACACCAACAAGCGCAGCCCGATCCGATCATATGCGGTTTATCGCGCATAAAAACCCGTTCATTCTTTTTTAATAGGTGTCACACAATGAAAAATCCATACAAAACCATCATTAAAACCCTAAATTTGATTTACAAGCCGATCCTAGGTGAATCCAGCGCAAAAACGATCAAAGGGGAAACCATAGGTTATCTCACGGGTATCGTTTATCTCAAGCCGGATCATAAAATCTGCGCCATGGCCAAGCTGGCTGGCTGCATGGCCGGGTGTTTAGAATCGGCTGGCCGGGGTGCATTTAACAGTGTGCAAAAAGCGCGGATTGCAAAAACCCGGTTCTATTATGACAATCAACAAAGCTTTTTGTTGTCCCTGGCAGCCGATGTGTGGTCGCTGCAAAACAAGGCCAAAAAATTAGGGTTTATCCCTTTGGTGCGCCCCAATGGCACAAGCGATATCCCTTATGAGAATTTGATCGTGCATGACGGAAAAAATATTTTTCAATTGTTTCCCGATGTGCAATTTTACGACTACACAAAACATCCTAGTCGTAATTTGACGGGCAAAACACCCGGCAATTATGATTTGACCTACAGCTTTTCCGCGATAACACCCAAACCCGTATCAATCAAAGGGTTGATAAACCCGGACAATTCTAGAGTTGCTGTGGTATTCCAAAAACAAAGCGATATCCCGGATAATTTTAGGGGCTGGCCCGTGATTGACGGAGACAATACCGATGTGCGCCATATCGAGCCGAAAGCTGTAGTAGTCGCATTGTATGCAAAGGGTAAGGCAAAGCGCGATTTTTCCGGGTTTACTCAAATTAAGGGGGTTCATTATGCATAAGACTATCACAGCAAAATATCCGGGCCGGTGCGCTGTATCGGGTGCGCCCATATATCCAGGGGATACGATTAAATTCGACACAATAACCCGTAAAGCTTATTTGTGCGAGCATGACGATGCCGGGGTTTATCTGGCACAGCGCACAGCAACAAAACCGGGTTACATATCCGATGTGTTCGGTATCGGTGGCAAAGAATACTATCGCAACAAAGCCGGGCGCTGTATCGATGCGCCATGCTGTGGATGTTGCACTATTTGAGCGCATAAACTGAAACACATCCTATGGGGTGTGTTTTGGCCTATACGCTGTGTCTAGGATGTTTCCCGGCATTTTCCGGGCTTGATAGGTGTGATTATGGAAACCATCGATAAAATTGTGTCTTGGGTGTGTTGTGGGTGTTTTGTTGCCCTTTGGTTAATCATTGGATTAACGGGTTAAACCATGACACAAACCCAAGCCCTTACTAAAGCCCTTGTTTTGGCTATTCTCGCCCCTAATGACGATAAAGCGGCCCAGGCCGCATCATTGGCAGAGCAAATATCCCAAGGGTTAACCAAAACCCAAGTAAATCGATGCAAAACCCAAGCATTGAAAATCATAGGGGAAAACCATTGATTTATGCCACCCTTGCCCTAATCCTCCGCATCCTAACCCGCAAAAAATGAAAGGCTTTGAAATGAAAAAAAGAGAATATTACAATCTTTGTAGAGATATGGCTAGAAACAAAAGCGGCCTTGATTTTTTGTTTTCATGCCTAAAAAACCCATCTAATTGGATGCGCCCAATTCATTCACTTATTATTCGGGCAGCAATTCGAGACATTTATCCAAAAGCCAAAATTTAAAAGTAAGCAACCACCAACTAAGACCCGCCAAGTGCGGGTTTTTTCTTGCCTGTTTTAAGCCCTTGCAAGCCCTTGTACATAGGGTGCATTGGGTTGATCAAAAAAAGCCCCTCAAAAGCCGTTTTAAGCCCTTTGGCAAGCCTTTTTGTGGTCAATCCTCATCTTGGTTTGGCAAGGTAGTGACCAAACCCACAAACCGCAAGTCCATTTCCGGCTCAAGTCCGCAATTCCAAAAGTGCCCAGCTTGGTCGATAGCTACCAATAGTCCTTGTTTTAAGTTTCCATTTCCAATCATCTGCAAAATGGCTTTTTGCTCAGGACTAAGATTTAATGAAAACTGCGTTTTATCGCTATTTAAATTTATCCTGTTTACCATGTATTTGCTCTCGCCAGTAAAGTGCAATTAAAAGTGCTTCGGCCCTGTTCCCATCTTTTTTTCTGATTAGCTTTGCTTCGGGCCAAAAACTACGGGCTAAATCTAGGCTTTCGTTTTTATCGCTTGTTAAGTGGAAATACTTTTTCCATTTCTGAGGGCTTACCAAGTGAAAAGGGTAATTTGTTAATTCAGCCACAGCACTGATAACACCCACAGCCCTGCCAAACTGAAAACTACTGCTCACACCTTGCCCTGGCATTGAATGCACCGCCTCCATGCAAATCTCTGCACCTTCCTTTGGGTCAATGCACCTGAGAATCATGTTTTTGAAAACAAGGGGCAATATATTCTTATCCTTGTGTTCAATCATAAAAGAATCTAAATAATCGCCATTTGAATCCAATGCGCCAACTGCGCCAGATATAGAACCAGGGTCTAGCCCCAGATAAATAGTCATTGATTAACCCTCATCTTGAGTTTTGTTTGGTTTTTGGCTGGCAACAATTCCTCTGCCATCACTTCTTTGTCATCAATGACATAACTCACTCGCCCATATCTGTTCATCTTGATGCGCTTGACTTCGCCAATGAATGGGTCTTTTTTGAATGGATAAACGGGCACTCGTTGCCCAACCTTGCAATGAACCTTTTTCCAATCAATATCGTGTCTCATTCGTCACACTCGCAAAAATTCATCCAGTTATAACAGTGGACACAATATCCGGCCTCTACCATCTGCATCCGCACTTCGTGTTTTAAACTCCCATAATGCTCGCGTTCTTTGTCTGTCCATCCATCTGTTTTTATTCTGAAATCAATCAGTCGCGCAACCGATTCAAATAATTCATCATTTTTTTTGAAGATGTTTTCAGCGCGGTCAATTAGATTTTTATTGCTTACCAATAAATCATCAATACGCTTTTGTTGTTCTTCAATCACTCGGTTTAGTGCTTCGCTCATTGTGTGCTTTCATTTCGTTGATTAAGTCTTGGGTTATCCCAAGCCATAGGTGAGTTGGGCAAGCCTCCAACTCCTTCGCCCTGTGCCACGCCTGACCCTTCCATCCTGGCTGTTTGGCAAGGTGGACAAGCCATTGCAATGTCTCCTGATACAACCAAGGCTCTGTTGACAAGGTACTGCGGGACGGCAAGCCCTTGTTTTCGTTTGTCAAGTAATTGGTGGGCTTCATGCTTTGTCATTTGATTAGCCCAAGGGCTTCCCTGGCAAACCGCAAGGTGATAGGTTTTACTTGTTCTCCAGCCTCATACCTAGCAATGTGCCTTCTAGCCCAATCTTTGGGATCAGACTTTCCAGTTCTAGGCGAGGTTTTCAGTTTTTCAATTTCTGCTTTTACTTTGTCTGGTTGGGCAGGATGATGTTCAATTCTCGGTTGTTCAAAGATTGGTGCTTTTCGACAAATGGCCCGAAACTCCAAAACTGTTGGTGGTTTTCCAGCATCAGGCATATTTTTGAGAGCATAGGATATGCACTCAGGATGATTAAAAAACCCACCCAATTCCTTTGCCCAATCAGCTTTCACTTCTTCAATGTTCAACCCTTCCCATCTTGAAAGAAAGTCTTTTCCATAAATAACTGTCAATTTGGTAAAAATCTTATCAACCCAAGGCATAGGCAAATTCATTTGGATTCTCCAATTTGTTTGGCAGGGACTTCGATGGTTCTGAAGAACTCAACCGCATCCTCGTACTGGGTTGGTTGTTTGGCAGCAATGTCAGGGACTGCCTGTTGCATCTTCAAACGCATAGACCTCTGGTAAACAGTCTCCGAACTGTTCTGCTTGTCAGCAACCCAATCAGCTTTAAAACCTTGCCAATTTCTTACAACTATCTCCTTGAGAGCATCTTCCAAGGTAAACCCAGCTTTGTTGGCTTCGGCTTGTATGCCATCAATCACAAGTTGGGTTACCTGGGCTTTCTTGGCTTTTCGATGATTGACAAACTCTTGCCAAACAGATTGTGAAACACCTTCAGGTGTATTAACTGGTTGTTGGTTATTGGTTCTTGGTTTATGGTTATTGGTTGCTATAGGGGGGGTTATAGGGGGGCTATAGCCTCCCTTTGACCACCTCTTAGCCGCCCCACGCTTTCCAGCCTCTGAAAACCCTTTGTAAACACCTATTTCATGTTCGCATCTGTCCTGATAAAACCCATCTTCACGCTGTTCAAACATATCGGAAAGCACATTTAAGACCACTTCATGGTCAATCCGAATGCGCCGCGCAACCCATTGAGTGTCCAAAGGAATTGGCTTTTCAGTGTCGTAGTACATATCCAGCAATCTGCGATATGCTAAATCTTCGTTATTTGATAAGTGCGATGTGGCAGACCTGTAGTCGCCAATGTGGAAACTGTAATAGTGCATAAGAACCTTACATCATCGGTTGTCATCACTGAGGAAACATGGCAGGGCGGTGATGAATCGCCTTTTCCCCCGCTAAAGGTAGCCCGTTTCCAACCATTATATTGATTTCTGATAAACAAGGTTGTCGCCAAAGCGACTCGGACACTTTAGAAAATCATAGCACCCAGCCCTAAACACATTTCTTCGCAACTCCCTGCCATCATAGGGTTCTCTGACAGACCCATTTTCAATCCTTGCTGCCGCACCAGATACGGCTCGATTCATCTCCATGCGCCCAAACTCAGTCAAATGCCACATTTCATCGTGGAAGATGACATAGCCAAACCTCTCCATCTCAGGCAGGTACTTGGCGTAATGGAATGACACAGCATTGTCATTGGTGTTGCTGTGGGTGAGCTGTGGCATTGTCCTGGGGCCATCTTTTAGCCGTTTTAACAGGGTTTTGTGGGTGAGATTTAAACGCATTTGCTAGTCCTTAAAAGCCTCAGTATGATGGGTTTTACAGGTTTTTGCACTAGGGAAAACACCTATTCCACGCATCTTTTTTCTGTGCAATAGTCCCATCACTGCGTCTTGCAGTGTTTAACAGGAGTTACTTATGCCGACCGATGAGGAAAGATTCAAATATGAATGTTGGGCGTTTGTCCAAGAACTCAATCCAGATGATGTGTCTGATGCCATTTCAGACTCTCTTGCCCTTGTGGAAGCCATCAAAGCAAACAATGCTGAAGATGTTGCATCCATTGTGATGAAGCGGGTAGAACTGAAGGTTCGCCGCATTGCTGAACTGCGGGTTTTTGATGTTGTCAAAACACCTTGGGTGGATGACATGGAGGAACTCCATGAGTACCGCAATCTTCGCATCGAACGAGTGCAAAAGGCACTTGATGAGCGCAAGATCATGGAAGCTAAAATGTCTGGCCCTTTCAAAGAAATGTTTGACGAGTGAGGATGCCATGAAGATGAAATCACACTTTGAAAACATCATTGGAGACAACTTAGATGAAACTTTTGATGATTGCAATGAGACAAGTCCTATCTTATTTCGAGATTGTGACTTCGCCACCCAGGTCAACCACCTTGTACAAAGAGAAAACACCAGCAAGGATGACCCTGCCAACCATCAGAGTCACCGATCCTAAGTTCGTCTATCACAGTGCAGCTTGCACAGATATTTCACAAACATTTGAAAAGGTTAAACATGAGCGACTTCAACGACTACTCAACGATGCTAATGGCAATCGAAAACAGAGTGAAGGCACTGAGCAACAAGTGTCTAAACAAAAACTACGCAGGGTTCACGGCTGACATAAACACCATCCAACATGAACTTACAATGCTCACAATGTGGATAACACAACAACAAGGAAAGCAAATTAGGGAAAACACCTATATGCTTCTCAACAAAGTCTGACAAAATCAAATCTCACTTTTTAACAGGAGTCACACATGAATGTATATCAAAAACTCAATGCGGCGCGTGATGAATTTCACCAAGCCAAACTCAAGAAATCAGGGCACAACAAGTTTGCAAATTACTACTATTTTGAACTTGGTGACTTTGTAATTCCAGCTTTGGAAATATTCAAGTTGCATGGTCTTACATCGGTCATTAGCTTTGGCAAAGAAGAAGCCAAGATGACCATTGTGAACACTGATAAACCAGAAGAAACAATCGTTATCACAAGTCCCATGTCCTCAGCGGCTCTCAAAGGTTGCCATGAGGTGCAAAACCTTGGTGCGGTGCAAACCTATCTGCGCCGCTATCTCTGGGTTGCTGCCCTTGAAATCGTTGAGCATGATGCCTTGGATGCAACGACAGGCCAAGTCAGCACAATGAACGCCAATGCCCTTGCTGACCACTTGGCATCTATTGATGCTTGCGAGTCACTAGAAAGCCTCCAAAAGGCATTTAAACAGGCCATAGATGCCGCTGGTGGTGATACCAATGCCAAAACAAAGATCATTGCCGCCAAGGACGCAAAGAAAGGGGCTTTGAAATGAGTGAAGAAATCAAACAAGGCACAGAAGAATGGAAGATGCTCCGCTTGGGCAAGGTGACTGCAAGCCGTGTTAAGGACATTATTGCCAAAACACAAAAAGGCTACTCAACTAGTCGTGATAAATACTTGACCCAGTTGTTGCTTGAGCGTCTGACTGGCACTGTCGCAGAATCATATTCAGATGCCGCTATGCAGTGGGGCGTAGAGCAAGAGCCTTATGCCAGAGCCGCTTATGAGGCCAAAAAAGGTGTTTTTGTGGATCAAGTGGCATTTGTAAATCATCCAACGATTGAGCAATCTGGGGCATCTCCAGATGGTTTAGTGGGCGAGGGCTTGGTAGAGTTGAAAGCGCCCATGAGCCATACGCACCTAGAAAGCCTTTTGGGTGGTCTTGACGATCAGTACAAGGTGCAAGTTCAGTGGCAAATGGCCTGTACAGGCGCTAAATGGACAGATTTATGTTCATTTGATCCCAGGTTTCCAGCAGAATTGCAGTTGGTCATTAAGCGTTTTGAGCGTGATGATGCCTACATTGCAACGCTAGAAAAAGAGGTCATTAAATTCTTAACAGAACTTGATGACAAAGTTAAAAAAGTAAATGATTTGAAAGGCTAATATGGATACTTCTAAAAAAGATAACAGTGGGGTTTTGTTTCGCAATGACAAGAAGGACAAAGAAACTTCTCCCGACTATAAAGGAAACATTACTGTTGCTGGTGTGGAATACTGGCTCTCAGCATGGATCAAAGAGGGCAAGAGTGGCAAGTTCATGGGCTTGGCAGTCAATCCCAAGGACTCTCAGCCGCCAGCGTCTAATCCACGCAAGGCAAAAGACATTGATGACTCAGAAATTCCCTTTTGATAAACCTCACGGGGCTTCGGCCCCAACTTAATAGGAGTTGACATGACAAAGTTAGACAAAATCTGGTTTGATGGCATGGTAGAAAAGTTCTTTGGAACACCAGCATTCAAACTCTCTCGCAAAGAAGACCCTGCCACTTCTCACCAAGCAGCGCAAGCGGTTGACACAACAAAGATGGAATCCCTGGTCTATGAAACCATTGCCGCCT